TTACGCAGTTTTATTATACAATGTCCAGGACCGTCGAATATAAGACGGATATCTTTACCACCGTACACGTCATCAACAAATCCCTGAAATTTATATTCACCAGCATTGACGAGATAATAATGTCCGTGAACCTCGTTGTTTGCCACTGTGATTACACGAGTAATATCAAGCTGCTTTCCTACCTTCAGTCCCCAATACACTTCTGAAATCGTTACTTCAACGCTTGTATTTGTGAATGTCTGACCGCTTGCAGTTAAATCATTTTCCAAGCTAATATCAACGTTACCACCCGCTGAGTCAACAACGTAACATTTTAGAACAGCTTCCGTATCTGTTAGTTTAAGGATATGTTTAAGTGCCATTAGCAGTTCCACTTTCTTAAGGCAAGCGCTTTACGTGTTGGCTCACCATTTGGTTTTTTCATTGGTCCGTCGACACCGCTCATACGAGCACAAAAAGACTTACGTCTGTTGTACGCTTTGCTATCTTTTTTCAATTTTGATGGCTCTGTTGTAACAGCCATCGATAACTTTGATCCTGGGTTAGCTGCACGGTACGAAGCAATACCTTTACGGTTCAGTCCGCCCTCAGGATTCTTACCCTCTTTGCGAGACCACGCAGGGGTCTTCATCTCAACTGTAAATTGTTTGAACGATTTCATTTTTTATCGTCCTTTTCCGGCTGTTTATCAAAAACAGACTTTACGGGCACATACGGAGCAGCTAAACGCTCTCTACGTTCACGATCTGTTTTAATCTTATCAAGAGCTTTCTGCATTCTCACTGCTGCTGATGCTGCTTCTTTCACAGGAACGCAGTTTGGAACCTCACGGCCAGCTTTGAGCTTCTTACCGACCATGTGATAACCCTTCCAGCAAGGATCCTCACCTTTCATTTTCTCTTCCGCCACACCTTGCTTTGGATTGACGTGCTTCTCAGCATGCTGTTGTGCAGCAGTATGTGCTTGTTTTATTTTATCGTATCGCTTACTTTGCCACTCACAGCCCGGCTCCATACACTTTGCATGGTATGCTTTACTACCAAATACATCAGTTTCAACGATACCGGATTTAGCAGATCGAGCCTCTGTTACAGCTTTCTTCTCACCAGGGGTATCACCTTTGTAAGTTTTTACTAGACTCTTTGTTCCCTCAAAACGCTTCATTGGGCTGACGGTCATCTCCATGTACGTGTTGTACTTGGTAGCTAGATGTTTTTTTGCTTCGCCTTCATCGTCCGTCGAATGCTTGACACGGCCTTTTGAATCGACTACGTGGTAAATGATTCTGTTATTGTATGGGCTTCTCTCACGTTTGATGTGAGGACGCATAGCACCACCGGTGCCCTTCATACCCATCGTTGTACGGACATACTCTACAATAGGAAGTAAATCGCAGTCTTCTTTCATTGCAGCGCCGCCGGCAATGAAAGAGTTAACACGGTTCATAGCATACTGCTCACGTGTCAGATCTGTATTTAAGGGAAGGGATTTGTATCCACGCTTGTAAACTTGCTCAATAACATCCGTCGGAAGTTCAGCTTTTTGAGCCTTTGCGTGTAGGACCACCTCAGTCTTTTTCTCCAATACAACTGTGTGTTTTTCTAGAGCTCGTTTGAAAGCTTCTTGATAACCACGTTGTGGATCAACTTTTTCCGGTGGGTTAATAATAATTTGTGATTTTTTGCTGTTTTTACCAACAGCGATCTTCTTTTGATCGTTTTCTTTATCCATTTGTACCTCAGAGGTTTACCTTAGCCGTTTAACTCCGTACTGGTATTTATGATTTTTAAATGCCACCCCCTCTGCCACCCTTGAGGCGCTGTATTTTCTGTGTATTTACGCCGTTGAACGCCGTTGTTAAACCACACTTTACCTTGAACGGATTTTCGCAGTGTGTTGGCAATTTTATGTTTATATCCGTCAGGAAACCCCCTCTTCCATCCTTCAGGGATATCCATAATATTGGTAAAACGTTTCATTCGTGTTCCATCGGTATACCATATACCACCGGACATTTTCTTCATCAATTCTCGAGCTGTGTTTTTTTGTTTTTCGGTGCGTGGTGTTGAGTTACCTCCAATAATTGCACCTGCTACATTACGATTTATAAAACTCGGGTTTCGTACCAAACGTTGCAGCATACGCTTCTCAAATAGTACACATTCCTCAACATTATCGAAAATCTTATGCACACGTCTAACATCTGGTTCACCTAGCTGTGCGCGCATTTTTTTCACTTGTATAGAGGAAGTAAAGTAGGATACCCATAAATCAGAAGGATCTGATTTCTTTGCATACCGACACCCATAATAATATTTGTTTTTATTTGACCATCCTATAACATACGTGTAAGGTTTCATATGTGCTCCCAGAGACGTTACCTTGGCCTAACTCTGAGTGTATTTAGTATTACATTATTCGCTACTACCGCCTCCACCACCTCCACCAGAGCTACTACTCTTGCCGGGATAAGTTTTTTGTAGCTTACCAGCAACATTGCGGGACGTCACTTTTGGTATTGGAACAAGTTTACCTGTTATACCACGAACAGCCATCTCTAGCATCTCTTGCAGCTTCATTCCACGTCTAACATCTTTATACAACTCTTTTTTATGCTCAGGCTTCATATCAGCAGGAAGTGCTTTGTGGAATTCTTTTTCTTTTCCTGAAGATGCAAGCTCACGCATCTTGCTTGCAGACATCCCTTCAATACCTTCAGCATCGGGATCTCTTTCACCAGAAGAATGAACAGTTATTGATTTAAAGTTATAATGACCGTGCTTTTCCTGTTTACCATTATACTTGTCAAGTAGATCTTGCATTTCTTTTTGACGGTCAGAACCAGCAACGACATGAAGATGTGTGATACCCTTTTCATGCATTTTGACAGCTTGATGGAGGATTGTTGGAGCATCTTTGGTTGCAGCTTCTACATGTGTTCCTGATGGGAACATACGAAGAGCATGTTTTACCTTCTGATCACCGGAGAGTGGGTTCTTCTTCACATCTTGTGATGCTGACACAACAATCTTATGCTCTGTTGCGTTTTTATCTTTTGCAACATCAAGCACCTTCTTTGCAACAGCAGCATGGCCAGGAGTTGGTGGATTCATTCTACCAAATGCCATGACACCGTGCCTCTCTTTCGACTTTTCCTTTTTTACTCCATCAGCAGCAACCTTATCCTTCATCTCCGTTGGCTTATCACCGGGACGAGGACGAGCAGCAAAATTGGCTGCACTAAAGTCTGCACGGTCAACTAATTTTGTAGGACGGCCGTTAATAGTAACAACAGAACCTTCGCTCTTTGTTGGCTCGAGTTTACCTTCTGCATTCGTCTTGTATGTGTTAAAGTCACCTTTTACAGCAGGCTCGAGGGCATTAATAAGTGTGTTCTTTGCTTTTTGCAAGTGACCATGCAACTCTAATGCATTTTTCAAATGCTTCTTATGTTGGTCTACTTGGCTCAAAGCTAGATCAAGAGCTTTCTGACGAGTCGCTTTACCAGCTGGAGTCTTTAGTTTATCAACATCTTTCTGACCACGTTCTTGTACATGAGCTCTATAACCAGCAACGGATGGTGTACTACCATCACGAACAGTCTTGTTGATATATGTTTTTAGATTCTCTTGGTGCTTTTGAATAGCATCGTATCCCTTGTCTTTGAGAATACGCTGATGAGCCTCTTCTGCATCATCCATATGAGTCTGAAACTCATTTGATGTCTTTTGATTGAAAGCAGACTTTGTCGCGTCAATTGTAGGCTTAATCATATGAACATCGGGATGTTCTTGAAACTTGTTGAAGTCTGGCTTGAAGTCAGCCTTCATCGATTCAAAGTCTTTGCCTTTGTATTGGGTATGAACAACCAGACCAAACTTTGCTTTTTCAATCTTACGGCCTTCTGGTGAAGTCTTTTTTACACCATACGTAATAGTGTTCGGCTTAAACTGATACTCATCGCCATTTGATTTGACGTCACTCTTACCAGAGTGCATTACATCACCCTGATAAACTCCAGCAGCCGGCGCAACCTTAGGTAGATGTTTCAGTGCGTGTTTGAGTTTTTCAACGAGTCCTGGAGCATGTCCGTGGTTTGCTTCAATGTCTTCTGGAGTGTAATTAAGCTTTGGGTTTTTGTTAAATGCGGATTTACTTGCGACAAAAAATTTACCTGTCGTTGGATGATGTCCAAATACGATAGAAGGAGAACCGTCATACTTCGTTGTAATATGGGCACCTTTACCTCCTCCGGTCATTGCTTGATGCACAGAATGCAACGTCTTGGCTGCATGTTCGTAACCCTCTTTACCAGCATTAATCGGATGATCTTCTGCGTGCTCGAGGTGTTTTAGTTTTTCTTCCGAAGCTGCAGCTTCTGATAAAAAAGATAAGAAGTTCATTTTATTGAGTTTACTCGTGCTTTTGTTACTGTACCAAATAACGATGTGAAGTCTTGAGCATTATCCAAAGAATACGTCGATTTATTTGCACCACCTAACCGACCTTGCGCACGTATGTTACCAGAAGCGACATTTGTTTTATATTTTGCAACAAATGAAGAACCCGATCTACCTAACCTAAGTTCAATAACAAATTTCGAGTCTAGTTGAGGAATAGGTAGATTAAGAGGATTTTTTTTCAGATAAAAAAACCCCGCTTTACCAATTTGAATATAGAAGCAGTTTTTATGCTCGTAATGATCGTACAAGAAATCAATGTCTGCATCCACCTTCCCATTCAAAGGAACAAGTAGCCTATTCCTGACCATTTCTTCCCATACTGTTTTTGATGCTCGAAGGGGTAATCCTTCTATCTCGCTAGCAAGAAGAGGCATTTCGTTTTTTTTAGCAAACTCTAATGCTTTTTGCAAATCGTTTCGTTTTGAATTTAATACCTTACGAATTTGTGCTTCGACAACTGAATCTATTTGAGATGAGCTTGATAACGAAAACTTTTTTGTTTTCATATCATAATTGAACGATCCACCTCCCATTTGTGCCCCTGCATCCTGTTTAATTTCAATGTTGAAAGGCCGACCAAATAAGAGTAACTGTAGGTCAGGTTCAGTTGAAGCATAAGCAGCCGTTGATGTACCCTCTTTAATAGCTATGTTTTCAAGTTTAGCTATTTGCGGCTTTATTGTTTTTAGTACTTTATTCTCATACTCAACACCACCTGCACCTACAGACATATAAATCTCCCATACGCAATTAGATTGCTTGTCACATCCTAATTACGTAAGTTCGTGACCCGCTGCTTTAACGTCTAAAGGATGCGCGTAGAAGTGTGTTGCATTCTTTTTCAGCGTATCTTGTGTTGAAGGACCACGGTAGTTACCCTTCATGCCGCCAGACCGAGCTTGCAATTGATCAACTGTCTCTCTTTTACCTCTATAACGAGTACGAACACCAGGATATTTTTTCTTAAATTCCGCGTGATGTTCAATAGGTATTTTACTCATAGGATGTGACTTACCACCTAGTGTGATCTGCGTTCCCTTTGCTGTAACCATTTCTGCTATAAAATCCTCAATCAAGTCCCTATCATCTTGAGGTTCTTTGGTTGATTTTAGTTGCTCGGCGATAAATTGAGCATATCTTTCTTGAATAGACATTTTATTTCCTTCCTACATTGAAAACAAAAAAAACTAACACGTTGACTATTTATCATAACCCATTTGCACATTGGTTCGTAAAAAGCTCTTTAAAGAACATATTATACCGTATAGAGAACTTTTTAACAACACTTAAAAAACACGTTCCCACTCAAAGTTGATTACTTTTTTTGACTTGCGTCCTTCTTCTGTTTTGTTTCTTTGTAGGACAAGCTCCTTCAGAGCAAAACGTTTTTCTTGATTACCCCATACACTATTAGGATGTATAAGAGACTTGTCGTCGGGGTATATTGTTTTTGTTACATTATCAGACCATGTGACGTCACGAGCTCCGCGAATGTATTTCACTTCCCACTGCTTGACTTTTTTCCGCCTTGCAAACATCCTCAAAGTATCTAAAAAATAACGATCGCCAAAATGTATATTGACAAACTCCTCATCATATCCACCTGTTTTCCAGAAATCGTCTTTATGTACGAGGTAATCATTGACAGAGAATCTATCGGGAGATGATTGAATTGTTTCCCAAAAAGAATAATAGAATCCCTGCTTCAACCCTTCCTCGTTTTCATATATCGAAAACAACGTTCGATCGGTGTATCTTCTATCAATATCGGACAATAGATTCCAATCCGTTGTTGTCTGCTGCATTAATAAGTTTCTCGTACCATGAGAGTTGAACCCGATGTCTTCCTTGACTCTAAACAACCGTATATTGTCTTGTGGTTTGTTTTTTTCAAAAAAAGCAGAAGCAGGTCTTTCCTGTGACCCATCATCGCCAATATTCAGTATAACATCACATCCCTGGTCAAGCAGTCTTTGATTGAAACTATACCACCATTTGAGAAAATGTGGTTCGTTATAATATGTAATGTTTATTGATATCATTGCGAATAGTGAGTAATGACGTACTTGTCTAACTTATCTATTTTTGCTTGCCACCACTCTCGCGGTTTAACTGTAGCGTGAGCATTTGAACCGTCGGTAAGGATTTTTGTTGAGGTACGCGTCGATATATTTAAAAAAATTACTTTTCTTGATAAACTGCATATCTCCTCTAACACCTCATGAACACATTCTTCAGGTACATGCTCCAAGACATCGATGCATAAAACAAGATCTGCAGGGACTTGAGGTTTTTTTGAAAACTTCACTATACCTGGATCATATCGAGTAACACCGTCTAAATCAAACAACTTCTGGAGCCTGTGCTCCGTCCACGCTTGTGCCTGGCCACAACCATAATCAATACACGTTTTTATATTTGAATTCTTAATTACGTTTTTTATTTCAAAAACATAAGTTAAAATTGATCCACCTTTAAAAAACTTAGGATTAGCTTCATGGGTTTGGCGATAAACTTCGTAGCTGTTTTGTAGTATTTGTGAAGTCATAATATTCTTTCCACCATAGATGGGAGTACATTGTTTTTTGATAATTTTTAAACCAAGGCCCACCATCGGTATAATGAATAGCTCGAGGCTGCATGAGTAGATAGTACTGATCTAAAACATTCCAATCAAGAGGGATACTTCCTATCTCATCATCCTCTAGCCAATCGAACATATGCAATCGCCTACCTGGCGTCACGTGGTTAATATAGTCCGGTGTCAATCTTCTGTTTGAAGGGTGGCTATTGTTAAAAACAATTAGACTAGCCCAGTTTTTTCTTTGCATGGTGTGTTGGGCAACACCATCCATCTTCGTTTGTGTGTGAGGCACGTACGGTGGGTGTTTAACAACGCTAATTGCTTTTGTCTTATCGACAGAAAGAATAAGATCTATTACATCAGATTGGAATAAGAAATCACAGTCACAGAACACGGAAAAAGTTTTACCATACCCCTCGAGAAAAGGTATCATAAAACGTGTGTATGTAAAATCAGTCGACTGATTTTCTTCACGCGGCCGAACATACTCAGGAATGTTTTCACTCCGAAGTAATTCAATCTTTGGTGGACAAAGCTGATCAGTGCGCGAGGCGATCGAATATTGACAAACCTTTGCAGCTATATCTTCCCGCTGATCATACCCAATATAAACATTAAAGTTAACCATGTTTCAAGTGTTGTAAGAATTCTTTACCTGGTATGTAGCTTTTGTATTCATGACGGATATCCGCTGTTTTTACAGCTACATAGTTGAATAAAGCTTCGATATTAGTTAATGTATTGATCCAACCCTCCACAGGTGATATCATTGCATAAGGAAATGAAGTATGGGTTAATTTACCACCATTGGAAAAGAGAATGGAAGGGACATGCATGAATTTTGCCGGCCACGCGGCTGTCCCATGATACCCAACGAATCCCTTTGCGACACGAAGCATTCCAATCAAATCGTTGATTGGTGTTCTGTAGTCTACAACCTCTACGGGATATTTCTTCTTCAAATCTTCTACTATCTGTGGCCAGAACTGCGCGGCCGGGTCTTTCCAGCTCTTACCATATTCTTTCAACGATACAACATTTTGCTCTGTCGAATTAACAACAATCAGTTTACTTGTTCGTTTATTTGGCTCTCTGGGAAACCAGTAGTTGTGAAACGAATCCTTACCGACAATATTCCAATCATAGTTTGTGTGGTTAATATCGAGAGGGTTTTCAAACTTATGCATCACCATAACACGTGTCGAGCCTTTGTGACATAACCTTTCTATGAGCGCTGCACGCTCCCAAAGAGTTTCAGGATCACGGGGATGTATTTTATGCGTGACGTCATGTTCCCATCTAAATGTCAAGTTGACGGGAATTTGTAACTTGTGTGATAAGTTGTGAGCATAACAAATTGGAGAAACTATATCACCGTAACCAATTTTCCCCTTCCACTGTATATCGATCATTACCTTTGGATTACCATTGCAAAAAATGATGAGTTAACAATTTTACCTCGTATTTGAATATTACCACGGAACCCCGATCTATAAGTGGAAATATTTCTCATTCCAACCGACTTCAATCTACGGCGAAGAGTTAGCTCACTATCTTCATTGATAACATCCTCAATCACATAGTATTTTGACCATGAGTTTTTAAAATTAAGAAACGTTTCCCATTGACTATCAACACGGTGATCACCATCATCTATAATAATATCATAATCGGTTGGCATCGTACTTTCAACAAACGCCTTGTCACGCGAATTACCTTTTATGATCGTCATATCCTTTGCAGAGTCGACGATAGACATATCCCGTGAAAAATCATCGATTCCGTGAATAAGAGTTTCAGGAAAAAGTTCCTTCCAAGCGGCTAGAGAACGACCCTCATAAACACCAATTTCAAGCATTTTTGTTGGTGTAAAATTTTTAAACACATCAGCATAACACTGATTATAGCCGTGTCGCCATGGGCCTTTGTCAGTCCTATGCTTATTGAAAATACGACCCAGTGTTTCCTTATCCATCTTGATTTCCTATCAGTTTATTTTTATGATCTTGGTACAGTCCATACAGTATATATTCAAGAGAGGACGCCTCGATTTCCCAAGGGAGATCATGGTAGGGAACCTCATCACTGTTTATCGGCTGACCGTGCCACTTATCGTTTGCATTGTTAAGTTCACCTTTTGCAAACTGTTTCAAATGTACTAACTCATGTGCAAGGGTGTGAAGCATTTTCTTCAGACTTCGCGATACTTTCAACTCTATTTCAAACTCTCTTGCTTTGTACCAATCATTGTAAAAAGTTATGCAACAATTACCTAAATCTTCAATCTTTTTTGTTAGAATGATTTCAACAAAAATGTGCTTGTACATTTGTTTTGATACCAGCTGCTTAGTATAAAACTTTGTTGCTGCTATCAATTCTTGTTCAAGTTTTGGATTTCTGCAATTTGTGACAATTACTCTCATTAATTCTCCGTTTGTTGCTTTTTTACCTCTTGATCAATCATATACCATATATCGACGGGAGAATGAAATAAAAAACAAACACATTGAAAAATTGTACGACCAAAAAAACCAATAAACGCGATCGGGTACATTACCATCCATAAAAGGAACGTTTGCATCAACTAAACCCCTTAAAAGCGTCTTTAGTAAATTTTCTGTCTGTATTCTTATCAAACTGTGGAGTATCATCAACAATGTTATCTTGTGCTGATTGCTCAACATCGTATAACTTCATTTTAGCCTTATCCACACCAACAACGAATCTTCGTAGTCTTGTAGGATCAGCGTAGCGGTTTTTCAACTGCTTAAACATAATTTGGTTGAGATCTTCCAACTCCTCCGACGATATCATTGCAAACATCAAGTCTACTGTTGCCGGCAAACCAAACGATTCAGATGTGTTTTCAAGCCCAACATCGGAACTTGTGAAACCCGCTCTATTTGTTTGTGTTGCTGAAACAATCGGTACATTAAACTCGACTGCTAGCCCACGTAATTCCTCCGCAATTGTCTTAATGTATGTATAAGAATTGACGTTGGCGCCTTGCTTTAAACGACTGGAAGCGCAAATATTCAAGTAATCAATATAGATAATATCTGGTTTGAACTTCTTCTTTTGGTTTAATTCCATTAAAAGGTGACGGAAATTAGCTGATCCTGCTGAGGAGGTAGGATATTCTTTGATTACCAACTTTCCTACAGCTTTTTCCTTCACTCGATCAAGCTTTTTCTCAAACGCATCACGAGGCAAGAGGTGTAGCTCATCCAAAGTAATGTTCATTAAGTTTGCATCGATACGCTCTGCAATCCGCTCCTCAGCCATCTCCATGGTAATGTACAACACATTCTTACCACCGACAATGTTACCAGCAGCGCAATGACACATGAACAACGACTTACCAACCCCTGTACCAGCAAGGATCACATTAAGAGTCTTGCGAGGAAGGCCCCCCTTCGTCACTCTATTGAGGTAGTCAATATCAAAAGGAATCCTTTCTTCTTTACGGTGGTAGAAGTCATACCGCTGTGAAAGATCCTCGAAGAAGTCGTGTCCAATTTGCGTATCGAAAGAAACCGCAAGAGCTTCTTCTAGTAACTTAGGAATCTGGTTAGGGCTCTGTGTCGTTGACTTATCATCAAGTATTTTAATCGATTGTGATATAGCATTGTAGATAGCTCTATCTTTACAGAACTTTTCCGTTTGTGAAACAAGCCACTCAAGATCTGCTTGTTTATTCTCTAACTTCTCTACCTTTTCTTTTACCAACCCATACTCATCCTGTGTCAGAGTATGTGTATTCTCTATCTCAATTAACAAAGCTGTTTCGCTAGGAAATGAATTGAACCTCTCGACATAGCCGTAAATTGTCTTAAATAAAGTCTGGTCTATTTTGTTTGTAAAATACTCTGTCCGCAAAAAAGGAATGACCTTACGGCCATATCCTTCATTGTGTAGCAGACTAGAGAAGATCAACTCTTCTACAGACATTTACGCTCCCGGTGGAAGGAAATCAACATTAAATGAAAGAGATATCCGTGGTCCATCAACACTCATCTCCGGCACATAATGGTGCAGCCACGATGGCCACATGTTCATTGTACCTACCTCCGGTTTGATAATCATGGTCTCTGATGTGAACGGTCCGGCATCTTGTGGACGGACAATCGGATCATGGTTACGCAGATCCCGAGTTGGATTAATAAACGCGAACGGACTCATCGTATCATCACACTCTACATAGAAAGTACCTGAAAACACAGACCGTGCGTGGTGATGTGGAGGATGATAACATCCTTTACGCATAACATTGACCCACAATTGAATAGATGCCTTGTCGTAATTGCATTCGTACTTCAACTCACGACCAAAAGCACAAGCAACACCATAAATTGCTTCCTTTAGTTGCCGGATTCCGCTAATATGTTCTAGATCTTGATTATTGAAGAACGTTGTAAACCCACCCTCATAATTCCTCTGCTCTCCTGCCAATCCAAGTAGACCAGCTTTCATCTCAGCAATTGGAAGATCCAACTTCACGTTTGTTGTCAGTACGGGAAAGACAGGTGTGTAGTTCAGTTTGTTAAACTCTGATGTGCTTGGGCCCGTATACGACGCTTCTGTTGTTGTCAATGCATTGTCACTCATCTTCACTTACTCCATATTTAAATTCTTGCTGTACTGCTTTTTCAAGCAACTCCATTACCTCAGGTGTGTAATACTTCTCTGGCTCTTCGTTAATATTTTTTCCAAAACATGAAGTACCGTCGGGTAGTTGATATCTAGTCGACACTTTTCGGAAGATCTTATACTTTTCTGCTAGATCTAAGAGGCCGTAGTACCGATCGAGCCCTTTGGCATAAGTAAGTAGCACTTCGACTTGACTGTTCTCTTTTGAGAGTCTGGACTTGTACATTTTGATCTTGACAATGTTGCCAACAACATCTGTTCCGTCCTTTTCTTTTCGTTTGGAGAGCATAGCAATCGTGCTAGCTGCGTACTTGAGGCCTGTTCCACCACCGAGCTCCTTCGTAGGCACGTACGAACCGACAAGTTCATAAACGTGATTAGTAACTAACAACGGTATTTTAACCTTTGCTAGTTTTAAAGTCAACACGCGAAATGCCGCTTTAATAATTTGAGCCTTGGTCATATCTCTTGTGTCTTTTCCTTCAAGGCTGTCTTCCATCTCTTTGGATGTGGACAGCATTCCAAGACTATCGAGGACAAACATCATTGGAGGACGCTCTTTCTCCGGTTTCATATCATATGCATCAATCAGTTTCAATGCATGCGTCTTAAATTTCTGAATCGTATCAGGTTCTGCAATAATAACACGTGACGTATCAATACCACGTTCTTCCATCATTGCCTTTGTGATTGCGGCTTCGGTGTCGTAGTAGACGACTCCTCCGGAGGGGTGTTTTTCAAGGAAAGATTTGACGACCCCAAGAACGAAGTAAGTTTTACCAGTAGCGGACTCTCCTGCAAAAGCAGTAACTTTATTATCAGGTACGCCGCCATAGAGGCTACCAGAGAGAACAGCGTTGAGAGCATAGCTGCCAGTATCAATAAAACCCCCAAACTCAGCACTACCAGTGCCGTCAGCGGCCATAGAAGTATCTTCATCTTTTATTTCCCTAATCAGTTCACGGAAAAAATCACTCATTAGCATTCCTCACTTTGTAAGTTTCTAATATATTGACCACGCAAACGTTTGTATGCTTGTAAGACATCGCGTGGAATAATGCCTTCACCCCATTGGTCAATTACCTGTTCAATTGCTGCAGCAAGCTCACGTGAAGCTTTCAGCTCCGCTGCCGTTCCACGTTCATGCACCTCAAAATCACTCATAGTTCTTTTACCTTAATATGTTCTCCGCCAATCTTGTCTAGTTTGTTTTTAAACGCAACAATCTTTTTTGTCCTATCTGGCCACTTAATATACTCCTGGGTTGGGTTAGCATTTAAGTTTTTCAAAAGAGGAATGATAGCATCATACATCATTTGTAGTTTTATAGTCAACTCTTCATTACTTTCTAAATGAGGTGTTGTTAACTCTTCCTCACTAGCAAAAGAGAATCCAAAGTCGTTATCAAAAGAAACTGTCGAGGGTTTGTTGGTCATTGCCTTCCTTCCATCCGATTGCAGTCATGATTGTACGTAATGGCTCAAGAAACGATTTCTCAAACTGAGTATCGTAGTCAATGTATTTGTCCATCCCAAGCTCTTTGGGCAGTTTGCCAGGAGCAGCTATTACGTCTGTTGGTAGTGGTGACGATCCAAGAAGATAACAGAATTTGATCTTCTCACCCTCACCGATTGAAACATACTTCGCTTCTAACTTCTTGATACGAAGTAAGTGATTATATATCAAAGCACCCTTCACATGAATCGGTGTACCCTTCAAAAAGTTTAATGTCCCTGTGTTATATGACTTCTGTACAAGTACACCCTTTGCATCGTATACATCTGTCTTTAGAAGACCACGAACACTACGTGGAAATGCAACTTCCTCAAATGGTAACTTTTTAAAGTCGCTCTTGTACTTACGGATAAACTGTTGCAGCGCTGCCTCGTCTTTTTCCATGATAACAGAGAACGCTTTCTTCAAATTCTCACGGCACGTTGCTGGTGTTGAGGAGCGAACAGACTCAATACCTTGGATCTTCAACTTTGGCTCGTTGTACCTCACACCCTCGAGGTCATACACGTTGAGGATATAGTGCTTCTTACCAGTCCATATTCCTTTATTCGCAATCGCCTCACGCTTCATCTTCATCTTCTGCTCGTATGCTTCCACATAATTAGCAAGCAATTCGTAGTTCTTGTCGATGAATGGTTCAAAGTATTCAGCACACACCTTATCCAAATATGTAACAGTGTCGGCTGTGGACTTGTTCGGATATGTCTTAGCAACAAACTTATCAAGCTTGAGATACATTGAGTCTGTGTCAATAGCAATCACAAAGTCTTCGTTGTCTGTTTTCAACAACTTGTTTAACTGTTGGTTAATATTTTTCTCCATCCAGCGAATGGACAATTGACCAGACTTAGTAATAGACTCAGCCAGTCTGTTATCGAACCAACGGAAGAATTGATTAGACAAAGCACCATAAGCTGAGTTTAACTGAATCTTCTTTGCAAGCTGCATGTTGTGGCATCTTGAAATTTCGTTGATCAGTTCTTGTGATGGTTTCGCTTCATAGGCTTTCTTTGCCTCGAGCATTCGTTTCTTCCACAACGAACGATCGTTATACATCTTCTCCATTAGCGTGGGAAGGAAGCCACGTACTGTCTTGTCAAACACACAACCGGTCGGTGTAATAGTGAGTGAGTGTTTACCCAATAGCTCTCGAATAGTTTCAAAGCTAAGGAAGTATTCATTCGCAGGCACATTCACATCACCGTTCATGCCACCAAACGTCATCTTTATTGTGTTGAGTGTTTCCTGGCGTTCTTGCTCATCACGAACACGATCCAATTCACCGTCAATAAACTTATCCACGCTGTTTGTTGTGATAGCCAGATCATACTCGAGCATCTGACCACGAAGTGTTTCTGGTGAGATGTTGTACTGCATGATTAGGTGGGGATATAGACTGTTCAAGTCAAAAGAAACAACCCAATCATGCATCCCTACTTGTGGATCTTTAACGAACGCACCCTCAATCTGACGAGGTTTGTCTCCTCGTTCTTTCAGAGGGATAACAATCTTCTTTTCCAGTAGATAGTTATGAATAATGACATCCCACATACTTACAGTTGTCAAACTATCAATAAAGTTAACCTTACCGTCAAATGCAATTGCATATACCTGCTCGAGCAGCTTCATCTTCTGATCGATTTTGTATACGAGGTCAACGTCACGGATGTTGTAGTTGATGTAGTTGCGGAAATCACCTTTGTAGAAGTCACTCAGTGTCTCGAATCCTAGTTCCGTGAAATCAAGTTTACGTTCACCAAGTTCGACGAACGCAATGTGATCGAGCTTAAAGCTTTCCTGGTTTGAGAACGAAAACTTTTTGTACAGTTGTAGATAGTCAAGCACATTAATACCAGCAGGCATGTTCATGTATTCGCCGCTGTCCGACGTCGGATCACGTCTTTGCTCCCAAAGATTCCAAGGCGACATACGCTTAGCCATCTTGTCATCGAACAACCTCGTAATCCTGTTAATTAGATAAGGAATATCGAAGAACTCGATGTTCCATCCAGTAACAACGTCGGGTAGCCACTCACTTGAACGCCATACATCGAGGAAGCGCTCGATCATATCACGCTCACTCTTACATTCGACGTAGGTTACATAGTCAAGCTCAGGTGTGTATGGCTGAAGACCGAACGTGATCGCCTTCCTATCCTTACGCAACGTAATAGCAGTAAGAGCTTTATCTGCTGTCTTAATATTAGGGAATCCACCTTCTGAGTCAGTCTCAATGTCAAGTGTAACAACAGATATCAACGTCGGATCGTAGTTAACCTCACCAGGAAATGCATCGTTGATGTACTGGTAGTGATAAGATTCAGGACCATAGCCATATAGCTGATGTCCAGCAACATCCTTATACTGCTTTATGTAATTAGATGCCTCACGCATCGATCCCAGGTGAAGCTTGGATACACTCTTACCCTCAAGGGTTTTGTACTCCGATGTCTTTGACGAACTAACGAACACATATGGGTCGTATTCGACAATATCCTGGAATCTTTGTCCGTCTTCATAGCCACGGACGTATATCTTATCGAACGCTTTGAAAACGTGTGTGTAAAATTTCATAAGTTAGATACCTCGACGGGTATCATACGTCACTTCTTAAATAACGACAACTCTCGCTCTTTGTTTGCTTTCAGATAATTGGAGAGCTTGTCCATGTAACCGCGGTTACGCAACTCTTTGAACACAAGGTTCTCAAAAGAAAACTCACCACCAGCTTGAATAGCTGCACCACGCATTGCGCGTAGTTTATCTTTAAGAGTATCAGCAGCACCGACACTCTGCTTACCCTTCACCATATTATCTATCTCTTTTGTGTAGAACTCAACTTTTTGTGCTAGGAGAGTGTCCTTAGCAAAATTCATTTTAACAAACTTTGGCTCCTGCACCCATCTATTCTTCAGCAACGAGAACACGCCTTGTCCAGGACGTGGTTTTGCTCTTTTGTCTTCAGCAAACAATTCAACCGGATATCCAAGCACCTTAATGTTTGTGTGGTTTGCAGCCCATAACGACTTCTTTGCCATAAAGTAATCCATTACAATTGCTTCATCACAGCTTACTTTATCGTAATCAATTATAATGTGGACGTCGAGATCGGATTGTTTCGTGTAGTTGTAATTTGCATTTCCACCAGTGAGAACAATATCAAGGATATTGTTGTTTTCTATGTTTGCAAACTTTGCCCATACACGAGCAATCTCAAGTAACTTGGTCCGAACCTTCTGGTCGATTTTTTTGTCGTTCCAGAATTTCGGATTCAAGTCACGGTGGTATTGGAGTGTTGTCTTTACAACAGCTTCGTTAAATTGGTGGAATGATTGCATGGTACCAAATAGAAGTTATCCTCTATTTAGTCAATACATCCTATTGAATCCATTCCGTTCCAAATAACGTCGACGGCCTTCTGCCATCTGCATTATAAAATTCCAAATACTCGTAAAAAAGTTTGTAACGTACTTCATAGCATCCCCCTACGTGCAAGTGTACACATTCTTTGTTCTAGGTCGGCAAGATCTGTTGATTGTGCTAGGTAAGCTTCAATTTCTTGCTGATAAGAAGGAACAAACGACTCCTTTATCCATTGCATTATTTCTCTTAACGTTGGTGTTTCTACTTGTATATGCATGTTTTTACCCATATGTCTTTTGAACAAAATAATAGCCGGCGCACGGCCGGCTCGGCTTAATTACAGTGTACGATCTTGTGGATCTTCTGTAAGTAATTGTTTACTGGACTTCTTAGTGCCAGCGTCTTTTACTTCAACTTTCTTTGGCTTTCTATGCTCTGGAATGATGCGCTCCAGGAACACTTTAAGCATACCATTCATCATCTCTGCATCTTTGACTTCGACTTGATCTTCTAAGGCAAACGTGCGTACAAAGTTACGAGCAGCAATACCTTTGAACAAGAAGTTCTCGTTTGCGCTATCGTCTTCCACACGACCTTTAATGATCATCTTGCCATCAGCAAGTTCAATCTCAATATCTTGCTTGGCAAAACCAGCAACAGCAAGCTCAACAACGTATGTGTTGTCACCTGTTTTCTTGATATTGAATGGAGGATAGTTGGGGATATTTTTTGTGATGTCGTCATGCATCTTTGCAAGACGATTAAACTGTTCATCAAACCCGACATAAAATTTGTCAAAGTCTTTGAACATATCACGGCCGAACACATCTTTAATATATGTCATAATATATTTCTCCTCACTTAGTTGCAAAAGCTTTTTTCACATCAAACGTGTATGCTGATGTTCCCATTGTTGTGAAAAATTTCTCAACTTCTTGGGCTACATTTTTTGCAAACGTAGTTTGAGCAGTAATATAAGCATGAAGAGGTTTTTTAAGTTCTTCGTTGTGTACAAAAGTGTTAACGAAGTTTGTTTTTGCACCTTGAACGGTGTCAATAGTTGTATTAACAATCTGAATCATGTGATTCTCCTTATAAAGCGAGTTAATGATTTTGCCAACCCCGAAGGCATTGGCCCGGCTTCTGGATTATACAGCCTGCACCGGATTGCTGCTTCCCATCCCTGAGAAAGGTTTACTTCTCAGAAATGAATTCGTTTAACAATTTAGCCTTGTTAATAATTGCACTCTCCGAAGGATACGCAGGAATTTCTGTTAAGAACTCTTGACCGTCTTTATTTGTACTCGCTGCAAGCTCCCATTTACGCATAGCGGTATCACGGCGAGTGTGAAAGTCTTGTTCGAGCAATTCTTTCGACATTTTCAAAAGTTCTAGTCTAATTTCAAATGGTGTTAAAGCCATAATTTTCTCCTTTGTGTGTGTTAATGTGTGTTTTGGTAGTTTTGGATACCAGCCATTATTATATAGTCGATCACTCCATCAGGACGTAATCTTCTTTGCTGACACCGCACTCTGGACAGTTCACAGAGTCAGGCAGACTCAACCAGTCAGCTTCAGATAGGGTATGACCACAAACAATACAAACGTAAACTTTCTCAGACATTATAGTGCCTCCAATACTTTTTTATATGCATCTGCGTGACGTTGCTCAACCTTTTGCAAAGCAGCAAAACGTTTTTCTGCAAGCTCGAGTACCTTCTTGAACTCGTCAGCGTGTTGTTTCGATTCAGCAATTTGCTCTTTCGCTTCTTTTGCTGCTTGTAGCTCGCCCTCACGCTCAGCAATAGCATGGAATTGAGGATACATTTCTGTATACTCGTATGTTTCACCGTCAATTGCCTTCTGTAGACATTCTTTTGTTGAAGGCTTGCCAATCAACAACTCAAGGTGACCCCATGCATGCTTAATCTCTTGATCAGCAGTATGTTCAAAGTGTTTTGCAACATCTTCAAACCCCTCTTCACGAGCAATTTTTGCAAAGTAGCGATATTTAATATGTGCCATTGACTCACCAGCCAACGCACTCTCTAGATTTTTTAATGTAGCTGACATACTAACTCCTTAATAACATTGCATAATTATATATTGTATCAAAACACAAAATCTAATTGATATTTTGAATCACAACAATACGACTTCTACATCAGCCTCTTCAAACATCTGTTGAGTCACATCAAAGCGAAAACGATCGGCATGTGTATCATGCCATTCTTTTGATGTTACTACTTGTCTTATCCCCCGCTGAATAATGCCCTTTGCACATTCAGAACAAGGATACAAAGTAGAATATAAAGTGGCGCCGTCCACGTCAATATAAGCATTGTCCAGAGCATTGCGCTCTGCGTGAGCAACAAATTGAAGCTTTGTAGATCTATCGTTGTATCGTTCTGCACAGTCATGTACACCTCTTGGAAAACCATTATAACCCAAACTCAAAACTTGCTTTTTGTTATTAACAATAACAGCACCCACCCTTGTCGACGGGTCTTTTGACCAACCCGCGACATGGTGGGCGAGATCCATAAACCGCTGATTCCAATCGGTCATATCTCAACCACTTTCGATGGATCAAACACTTCTGCTTGATCCTCATACCCAATATAACCACGTGGGTTACAAAAGATACGAGTCGAACCAATCATGTAATCAAACTCATGATGAGTGTGACCGTGAGTCCACAATTTAATTTGTGGATGATCGAGAATAAACTCGCTTAGCTCAGAGCTGTATGCACCATTCACAATCACGTCCCTCTCATAGCGAGGTTTAATTGATTGCTTGGATGGAGAGTGGTGTCCTACAATAACCACTTTCTTATTAACAGGAACAGAAGCTAAAGTCGTACGAATCACCTCAAGCATTTGCTTGTGATCTTCAACCGACGTCTCTGGTGTAAACTGACCTGTTCTCTGTTTAAATACAGTGATTTCTTTACCAGGATTATCTGGATCTGGCAAGAATGCTTTGTAGTTAATAGGTGTGTTTGTGTCTTCGATCAAACGATAGTCATTCATCATCCTGCGAATTTGAGACAGCGTAATTGGATCTTCTTTGTTCATATCTGTCCAAAGAGTACCACCAATGAACAACACATCATCAATCTCTTCTGTATTCTTATCAAGAATATGAAGATTGCTCAAATACTTCAGTCGCTCGCGTAGCAACGGAATGGTCGTTGGATAGTTACCATGATAGTGCTCGTGATTACCTGCAATGTAAATTACATGTGGGAACTGAGCACAGCACTCTTCAAAGAAGCTGTGATACCTATGTGATTTTGTGTGTTCACCTAGCATGTTATGTACATCTCGCTCACCAAGATCATTAGCGACGCAGATATCACCAGAAAGAATGAGAACATCTGTATTACCAGCGTTCTCAATCCTTACTGGACCAAACTCGAGGTGAAGATCACTCACTACCTGTAGTTTCATATTGAACCTTATGAATTAGTTTATCTCCCATCCAGTGAGAGCTCATTTCTTGTTTGTCTTTTTCCAGCTTATTCATTAGAACAAGCAGCTCCTCGTACGACACTTCACGGCCTTCAATGATTTGCTCACCAAGCCATTTTTGTGTAACTTCATCAAAGTTACGATCGTGCTCTGTCATAACGAGCTCATCCATCGCATGCTCAAGCGTTTCTGCTTCAATAGCATACTTCATACGGAATGTGCTAAGGGTATCAACTAGGAAGATGGGCATAAAAAACCTCTTTAGGAATGTCTTTGAGAACTTGATTGTCTTTGAATCTTGACATATTGTCAATGGAGCGAGCTGGCTTTGTAAAAACCTCAAGCGTTTTCGCACTTACTTCTTTAGGCTCATACACAGAGCGTAGATGTGTAAATGCTTGCATTGCATTACTGAATGCAATTACTTTGTCCTCGTGTAGTAGGTGGAACATTTGTTGCTCAAAAACACCCACAGCCAGGAGTTTATCATGTTGGCTAAACACGTAACCATCTTTGGTCTCAGTAAATTTAATCATGACAACATTATACAAACTTTTTCAACATTGGTCAACATCTAAATACAGCGTACACTGGGAAGTGTATATTTTAAAAGAGGAAAATAATGACCAAAAAGCTAACTTTTTTGGTGCTCTTTATTATGTCCTTTGTCAATGCTGTGGCACAGACCACTTATGATTCGACAACTCTTGTTGATACAAACAACAATTCAACAAGCACAAGCACCGTTAATACAAATAACACCAGCACTAGTACAAGCACATCAACAAGTACAAGTACTGTTAACAGCAACGCAACGAGCACAAACACCAACAACAACGTTATGAGTGGTAGTGTAACTTACACTAATAACAATAACAATGTTAATAGTGGTACACAGACGTTAAACAATAACAACGTAAACGTCAATAGTGGCACTATGACATATAACAACAATAATGTCAACAGTGGTACACAAACTTTTAATAACAATAACGTTAGTACATCCACAAACACAAACAATTCTGTTAACACAAACACAAATGTTAATCAGAATATAAACAGCGGTACACAAACGTTTAATAACAACAACACTTCAGCAAGTACTAGTGTTAACCAGAACATAAACAGTGGCACGATGACGAACAACAATAACAACGTCAATCAAAACGTGAATACTGGTGATATGACAAATAGAAACGTTAACACATCTGATATTACACAACGAGTAATCCAACCACCTCCTACAGCTGTTGCTCCTTCAATGATGTCCGGTGGTAACAGCGATCTGTGCTCAACAGGAACAAGTGGTTCTGTTCAAACACAAATCTTTGGTGTTAGCTCTGGCGGTACTATTCGTGATTTGAATTGTGAACGCTTAAAGTTATCAAAGACACTCTACGATATGGGTATGAAGGTTGCAGCAGTTGCTACCCTTTGTCAGGATAGACGTGTTTTTGATGCAATGATGTCTGCAGGTACTCCTTGCCCCTACGAAGGTAAGATCGGTGAGCAAGCAAAAGCATCATGGGAAGCAAATCCCAATCAGATTCCTAAAGAAGTAAAAGTAGAAAAAGATGATACTTACAAGAAAATTGGTGTTGGTAGCTTGCTTGGTCTTACCGTTTTCAAGCTACTTGGGTTCCGTTAAAGCTCAAAATTTAGACCCTAATCAGGTTTATAGCACCGGAAATATTGTATTACCCTCGACAAATTCATCGTCGTGGGTAAATGGTGTGTATCAACCATCTCTTACTTGCTGGAGTTGGGGTGATCCTGGATATTGCGGTCCAAATGCTATTGTAAGACCAGGTGGTAACATCAACTTTTCTTACGGTACAACAGACCTTCACCAAATACAAGCTATAGCAAACGTCCTGCCAAACTCCGGTACAGGACTAATTGTGAATGGGTACAACTTTGGATTTACAGCCAAAAACGGTAACGGATGGGATGATGGTAGGGTCGATAGGTTGAACGCGTACGTTACATTCTATGACTCCTCTAATAACATCGCTTTTAATAAAAACTACAACTTAAACTACCAGTTCAATTGGACAACTTTCAATTACAGTGAAACATTTCAAACACCACTTGCAACTGGTAATCTAAGCAATGTGCGATATGGATTCGTTGGAGGTGATAATAACTTCTGGTCCGGACCATATGGTCCAGAGTTATACGGTGTGAATTTTAGTCTAAAGTATACGGTAGATCCTTGCTCTGTTGATCCTTTGAGTAAACCGACTTGTCCTGGTTACATGGAAGCATTGGCAAAGCTTACACCACAAACAGTAGAGATTGCACAACAACCTGTAACAGAAATCAAAGAGGTTCAGCAGCCAGCTACTGTGACATCTACTGTTGCAGCAAGTGCACCCGTAAATAATCAAAGTACAAGCTCTGCACCTCAGACAACAGCAGGAACACAGCAAAAAGCCAATGAAAGTACATCATCCAGCAGTTCACCTTCACTTAGAAGCATACTGAATATCATTGGTAATGAACAGAGTCGTTTGAGCAGATTGGAAACGTCTGTGGCAGGTGCTGCAGTTGAGCAAGCAAAACAAGAAGCATCAAAGGTAACAGCAGAAGCACAATCCGTTGCTACTTCACAACAAGCACAAACAGTATCATCTGCTCAAACGTTAGTTGCTAGTATGGTATCACAACAAATACAGACAACATCTCGTACAAACATCTACAGTCTACAATTGAGTAGTCAGCAGACAGATAGAGCCTCTCTTTCACTGCAACAATCCAATCAATCAGCAAGATCGGATGTTAGTGAAGCAGCAAGACAAGCGGTAACAGAAGAAACGTCGGAAAGTAAACAATTATTAAGCGTCACAAGCCCAGTTGCTTTGCTATCAAACAGTCAACTTCCAACGTTAATCTCACCTACCGCTCAACAAGAAAGTACAGTAAAAAAGGATGTTGAACTCAACGATGCAGCAGGTGGCCGAGACATATCAAGCATTGCAAAACAGCCTCCTGGCTTCGATGCTTATTCCACTTTCACTTTGAAAGATATTGCTTTTTACAAACCAGAGGAAGTGTATAAGAATCAAGTCAATGTTGACAACGCAAGAGCGCTGAGACAACTTTCGTCGGATAGATTACACAACGAAATGGTAGAACAACAATACAAAAGGTAAAAAAATGGCAGAAGAAATCAAAGACCTGAACAAAGAAGTAGATAAACTTGAAGCAGCAGCAAAGAAGTATGCTAGCAAGGACACAGTAATTAGTGTTGGTGGTTATGAATTCACACCAGCTAAACTAATGATTGCGTTTACAATCATATCGACGACGCTTGGTGGATTGTATGGTGCGTTTGAAGCATATAAAGACTATATGGGAATGAAGAAAAAGATTGCTGAGTATGTTTCGCCCGACTTATCAGAGTTTGATAAAAGACTGGCTGTGATTGAAGAGAACAGTCAAAAGACATCAGATTACACACGTGATATCAAGAACGACTTAAAGAGTGATATACGTAGAAACGAGTCTGTAACGGAACAGATTGAACGTGGTGTAAAGCAAGCACAGCGCGAGACAGAACAAGAGATGCGTCAGGCTCGTAAAGATATCCGCGAAGACTTGGAAAAGGCAAGAGGAGAAGTCAATGCTATTCGTAAAGAGGTTGCTGATGCTCGCCGTGAGATCACAAGAGAGGTTGATTCAGCAAAGAAAGACATTGCTCGTGATGTTGATACGTTAAAACGTGAAGTCAAACGTGATGTTGACGTGTTGAAGAAAGAAGTAGATACAAAGATTCAAAAAGCTATCGATAACCCACTAGCAAACAAATGATTTACATTGCATTGTTGATGGCTTCAACGGTGCAGTATGAATGTGTTAGATGGACATGGACAGGAGATGTCTACAACCGCAAGGTTGTATGTTTACAATGGCGTGAAAAAAATGCTTCAACGAACAAAGAAAAGAGAAAATGATCGATCCTATCTCTATAGGAGCCGCTTTTGCTGCTGCGCAAGGAGCTGTAGACGGAATCAAGGCAGCTATAAACATGGGAAAGGATATCAACGGTATCGTTGGTGATCTTGGTAAGTTCTTTAGATATAGTAACGAAGTATACACTGCTGCTGCAAAAAGCAGTGTAGAAAATTACAAAAAATCAGATGGTGAGTTAGGCGAAGTTGCGCTTCAACTTGCGATGTCCGCAAAGAAGTTACGTGATGATGAGAGAATGCTCAAAGAGTTATTAATATACTCTGGTAACGGCGATGTGTGGGAACACATGCAGAAAGAGCATCTACGACTGATAAAAGAAAAGCGTGAGTTTGAAAGGAAGCAGCGCGAGATAATAGCAAAAAGAAACGAACAGATTGCCGAGGCAGTAATGGGAGGCGCTATTGCACTTCTTTGCACAGGTGTCCTAGCAATGTTTTGTGTTGCCGGGTTCAACTACCTAACACGAGGTTAAACCTTGCGGCCAATATTGTATTTGGTCACTAACTCCCACTCATTCTTCTCTTTGTATGGAATGATCTTAATCTGAGACATAGCAGCAACAGGGTCTTTAGACTTTGCTGGATCAACGAGATCAACAAGGTCCCACTCTGCCATTAGGTTAGCAATTGTATTACGACGACCTATATCTTCTTCTGAGAAGTTTGATGGTTTGTTATCCAATGCAAACAGCTCTTTAAAGTGAACGATGTAGTATAGACCTTGCTTGTGGAGAATGTGACAGGACTGGTACAGCTTCTTCTCTTTTTTGGATGCAACACCAATCCGTGTCAGAGTTTCCCGGACTTTCAAAAAGTCTTCATCTGTTTTGAGCTTCACTTCGACGAGAGTTTCCAGTTTGATCATTATTCCCACCACGTTGTAATTTTTGTTTTATGTAGTGCAAATTGTCGATCGTGAGAATTGAAAGCGCCTGGTGAGCCTTCTCTGTGCTGTATCCATAGTATTGTTTCACAGCATCTAAATCTTCCACATCTTCACGTTTCACCCATTTTGCAAACCTCTTTCCGGGTCGAATGGTATTTAGAAGATAGTGGTATTGGAGTTTATTTTCTGCATGGGGGACCATGCTCATCTGATTGGCGTGGAGAATCGTTTCTGGAAAATAAGAAAGTGCCTTGTTAACAAGAAAAGGAGCATACTCAGTTTCTGAAACTTCAGTATCTTTCAACAGGTCTTTTTTTGTTTGGTTAATACTATTAACAAAGTCAAATGGGTTCATGCTACTATTGTAAATTCGTTTAGACGCATTATATCATTAAGTGCAAGCTCAGCAGCATCGATAATTTTATCTGCAACATAAGAAACATCAACATGACGGCCAGGCTTAT